GCTTAAAGAGCTAGTAAGTCAGGGGAATAAGCTAGATACGAACTCCCTACAGCTAGCACAGTCTTTAATGGTTAAGGTTAGTAGGCAACTGATTATTGATGAGAATAGGTTTAATGATCCAGCAGATCCTGAGTATAGGGGCTTGTCTGCCGTTGTACTAGAGCGGCTATCAGTAGTAATCGGCAACGCCCAAAAAATTGGTAAACTAGCGTTAGGTGAAGCGCAGGAGATAAGTAAGGTTCATGCAGACATTACAGCCCCAGATTCCTTCAACGCAATTATGGAACAATTGGACGAACTTAGAGAACAACGCTCAGAGGGGAGCGGTTACTCTATACAGTAATTGGCAAAAAACAGCGCGTGATAGCCAGCTAACCCCGAAAGGTAAGTGGAATGTTTGGTTAATCTTAGCCGGAAGGGGCTGGGGTAAAACGATGACAGGCGCAGCGGATGCGTTAATCTACGCGTTAAAAAATCCCAACAGCCAAGTAGCTGTAGTAACCCCAACATTCGGAGATATAAGGCGCGTAGCTTTTGGTGGCGTTTCCGGTATGCTACAGATGATACCGAAAGAGTGCCTACTATCGGGTAGGGGACAAGGCTACAACGCTTCAGCGGCTGAAATACGGCTATACAACGGCTCTAAAATTATGGGGTTTAGTGCAACGGAGCCGGATAGACTTCGTGGGCCTCAATTCCACAGAGCTTGGTGTGATGAGTTAGCGGTCTGGCAATATCAGGACACTTTTGACCAGCTAATGTTTGGGCTGCGGCTAGGGGATAACCCGCAATGCGTAATAACCACCACACCGAAGCCAACAAAGCTTATAAAACAGCTAATAAATAGAACAAATACTGTTATGACTAGGGGCAGCACATTTGAGAATGAGGCTAATCTAGCGCCAGCGGCTCTTGAGATGCTTAGAGAAAAATACGCTAATACCCGATTAGGAAGGCAGGAGCTATATGCGGAAGTCCTAACAGACATGGAGGGGGCGCTATGGAAACCTTCAATGATTGACGGATTCAGGGTTAAAGAAGCGCCAGAGATGAGAAGGATTGTAGTAGCTATTGATCCAGCGGTAACAGCTAACGAGGGGAGTGATGAGACGGGCATAGTAGTGGCTGGGATAGGCGTGGATAATAAATACTATATCTTGGATGATTTATCAGGTAGGATGAGTGCGGATAAGTGGGCTAATACTGCTATTGACGCATTTTACCGATATCAAGCAGACCGAATTATTGCTGAAGTAAATAATGGTGGAGACTTAGTAGAAAGGCTACTAAGGTCAATAGACAAGACAATCCCATATAGTGCTGTTAGAGCCTCAAGAGGTAAAATGATCAGAGCGGAGCCAATATCAGCCCTATACGAGCAAGAAAAAGTAGTTCATGCTGGCCTATTTACAGAACTAGAGGACCAGATGTGTACCTATACATTGGATAGCAGAGAATCACCTGATAGGCTTGATGCCCTAGTTTGGGCCTTAACTGACCTTAGTAAATCGAGCGGTCAAGCCGTGTGGAGGATAACGTAATGGGTGTTAAAGAAGCATGGTCAGCTTTGTGGGTTAAGCAAGGTATGCGAACGAAACAAGGACCAGTAGTATCATATTCTAACGTGGGTGTGGATAGATCGTCAAAAGATGATTACCACGACATGGCAAAAGACGGTTATCAAGAAAATGTTGTAGTGTTCCGGTGCATAAACGAGATAGCCAAGGGAGCCGCCTCAGTCCAGTTTACACTGTTTAGAGGCGATCAACCTATAACAGATCACCCATTATTAGATTTACTCAAACGCCCTAACCCAATGAATAGCGGTTCAGAGTTCTTTCAAAGCCTATATTCATTCGTGCTGATGTCAGGTAATGCATTTATGCTAAAGGCTGGCCCTGATAATATGGAGCCAAACGAATTATATTTATTGCGGCCTGATAGAATAAAAATACGCCCTAGCAAGCGCGATATACCTTTAATGTTTGAATATACCGTTGATGGTAGAATAGCAGCCCAGTATCCAGTTGATCAAAGCACGGGCTATTCCGATGTTAAACAAATTAAAACATTCAACCCGCTAGACGATTATTATGGCCTTAGTCCAATAACGCCAGCATCCGCAGATATAGATCAGCATAACCTAAGTGGGCGGCATAATGTTCAGTTGCTACTTAATGGTGCGCGGCCATCTGGCGCGGTTATATACAAGCCGAAAGATGAGCAAGGCACGATGACAATGCTTACTGATGCTCAAAGGGAGCAGCTACGCAGCGACCTACTAACGCGATTCGAGACTGTTGATAACACTGGTAGAACTATGATTCTAGAAGGTGATTTTGACTATAAAGAGATGGGATTAACCCCAAAAGACATGGACTTCGCTGTTTTAAAGAATTTTGCAGCTAGAGACATTGCACTTTGTTTCGGGGTTCCTGGGCAGCTAGTCGGTGTGCCTGATTCTCAGACTTACAATAATATGGCTGAAGCTAGGCTAGCATTATATGAGGAAACAATAATCCCGCTCTTACACCATATAGAAAGCGATTTGAACGAATGGCTAGCGCCAATGTTCGGAGACGATATACAGATACGCTACGATATAGATTCTATACCAGCGGTGACAGAGCGAAAGCGCATGATATATGAAAATATACTCAGAGCGGTTAGCGAAGGTGTGATTACCAGGAACGAAGCCAGAGAAAGAATTGGTTTAGAGCCTATAGCGGGAGGGGATGAAGTGTATATCGCTGCAAACCTATTCCCATTAGGTGAGCCAGTGCCGACACCAGCAGAGCCACAAAATGAGGATGAGGCGGCAAAGTTATCAGAGGAAGCGTATGGCGAAGAAAAGAATCTAGAGCTATACCCCACGCAAAAAGAGGCTGAAGCTAGGGCAATCCAAATAGGCTGCGAGGGATCACATAAGCACGAACTAATGGGAGTTACTTATTGGATGCCGTGCAAGTCCCATGATCTATTCGATCAGCTTATGGGTAGGGAGGATTATAAATCTTTCTATCAAGTGGATCAGCTAAGTATGGCCGAGGTTAAGGCTATAAATCTAAAGCCAACGCTAACAATGGCGGCAGAGGCTGAAAGAGCGCTCAAATGGAGAGCAGAATACAATAGAGGCGGCACTAATATCGGCGTAACCAGAGCTAACCAGCTTAAAAACAGAGAGACGTTATCAGAATCTACTGTTATGCGAATGTATAGCTACTTTTCACGGCACGAAGTAGACAAGGACGCAGAGGGCTTTGGTGTAGGGGAAAAGGGTTATCCTAGCGCTGGCCGTATTGCTTGGGGCTTATGGGGCGGCGACTCTGGGTTTACATGGGCGACAAGCAAAAGAAACCAAATAGTAGAGGCTAGAGAAAGCAAATTCGATGCCCCGATTGAACCGGAAACAGACAGCCCGCCGCATATCACCGAAGCGGGAATATCAGGAAGTAAACCGCATTAGAGCAGGGTTCGAACGAACTCTATCTTTCCGGTTTATAAAGCTACTTTCTGATATTGGTTCAGATACTGCTAAAGCGTTTGAACAAAATGGTACGCAAGGCGCACTGGCTGTGCTGGACAGGATACGTCCACGCGTGGGTGCAACTCTTGAACCCGTATACAAAGAAATCATTAAACTATTCTCAGACCGTGCAATTGCAAATCGTGGAGTTACGAAAGCAAATAAAGGCTACGAAGAAATCTATGACTCGTTTATGACTTCAATGGGCGGCGCTCACATCACTGATATTAGTGATACCACCCGAAGGCAGGTTCTAAATGTCATACGGGATAACCAGGATAAGGGTGTAGCTGCTATCTCTAAGGCTATAACAGAAAGAATGTCCCCTAGGTTCACCAGAGCAAGGGCAAGCACCATAGCGCGTACAGAAACTCACTCAGCAGCATCATTCTCTACGCATGAGCAGTACAAAGCATTTAACGAACCTACGATGATGAAAAGGTGGGCAGCGAACAATGACGATAGGACGCGGCCTAGCCACTATGCTGTTAGCGGAATTGAGATAGGTATAGACGATACCTTCAGTGTAGCCGGAAAGCTAATGAAGTATACTGGCGATCCAGCGGGAGGGGCCGCAGAAGTTATTAACTGCCGTTGTGTCACAATATACTTTGAATCGGATGATGTGTTTGTTGATGGCGAAACAGATAAACCAGCGCCTGATGTACCTATCCAGGATACACTATTAACACGAAGAGCCACATCTGACACAGTAAAAGTTATCTCAAGGGCCAAAGCAATAAAGATACTAGAGAAAAAATTTAAGGAAGCCAATGAAGATCCTAGGTATCCAAAGGGCAGTAAGAGATTTAAAGGCAGCACAAATGAATATGGAAACATAAATGGGATCATTCGGAATCAGGGGACTGACGAAACACTATCATCTATGGTAGTTATCATGGAAGAATTAGACGACTTAGCCGATATTATGAATGTTCCGAGGCTTCGGGGGATAACTTCAATTAGGCGAACAAGAAAGGCACCTATAGCGAATATGGGAGATGGCGTGATGGGGATTAACGTAGATTACTTTAATAAATGGTCAGCGGGAGTAAATAAACCAAAGCCTGATATAGCTGCAATGGACGTGCTTGCAAAAGAATATAAGAAAAAGAGGGACGGCTTATACGATGAAATGGACAAAATACTTGAAGATACTAAAGCCAATATAGCTATTAGTAAAAATCCAGTTTATGCAGATAATATGTCCCCAGAAGTTAAAAAAAGATACGATGAATTGAGAGTAGAATTAAGTAAGATTCAAACTGAGTTCAAAGAATTAGGTAATACGTTGGCTGTTCGTTCAATGGATGTATCTGAGTGGAAATACGGAGACAAACTAAAAGATAGGCCGCATAATGGTTTTGAATACTATGATGAAGGTTATGAAAGGTTGAGGAATACAATGCTGCATGAGTTCGGGCATCAAGTACACCAGCAATTCAAAGTTAACGGCGATATAAGTTCATATTACTTACCTAAAGTTGAGGGTTCTCTAGGCGTTGTGCAAGGCGGTAGGGATATAAGGGCATCAGGTGGTTCAACCCTGTACGCAGATACAAACGCCAAGGAGTGGTGGGCCGAAAACTTCGCGTTATGGGCTGATAATAAGTTGGATCTAGTCGATCCTAGATTCACAGCATCTATTAAGAAGGTTATTAATGATCAAGAGCCGGATGATATATTTTGACTTGGGCAATGGATCAGATAGATGAGATATTTTCTAAATCAGCAACTGGCGATCTAACACCAGTAGACGTTGAGAATATCGTGTTTTTAAGCGCAGGGATGGACTTTGAAGAATCTCTGAAAGTAGCTATGATATTTGAAGGAATAGACCTCATAGCAAATGACAAAACAAATAAAGTATTTAACCCCTAATTATCCCTCATACTGGCAAGCGATTTCCAAATTAATTTAAGTTATTTTCTAAGCCATTGAAAATAAACAAAACTTATTTAGTATAAACCCCGTTTAAGGGTTGACACCATGACACCCTTGATATATATTCTTTAAATAAACAAACAAACATTAACACTTGCACAGGAGATAATAAAATGGAAAACGAATTTGGAATGTCTAGCAAAGCGGGAAACCGAAAAGTTATGGCGGTAATGATGGCAGCTTCAGAAGATTTTAAATTTGATAGCCACGTTGATGCATGGTCTTTTGTAGAGGCTAAAATGGATGAGATGGCGCAGGATAAGATGTTTGAAGAGGCTAAAGACTCAAAGGTTAGAGATCAGTGTTTTTCTTTTATGTTTGAAGGTAATGAAGAAGGAGACGCAGAGTAATGCAAAATAAAGTAAGTGATGAGCAGTTTGAAGATTTCTTTAAAGATTGGAGCGAGTTTCGTAACAATATGACTCCAGAACAAAAGGCAGAAGAGAAGTTTGAGCGAGAAGCCGCTCTAGGAAAGAAGGGTTAAATTGATGCAAAATAAGTTTACTAAAGGGGCTTAACAGCCTCTTTTTTTTGTTGTTTTTTTAAGTCGATTGTTGGTACAGTCCTAGGATTTGAAAGGATAACCAAACAATGTCATTAAGAATCTTAGCT